CCGGATTATTTAGCTTCACAAGTTCGCGGACTGTCGGGAGATAGACCGCACCAATGCCAACAATCTACGGAATGCTCCGCGTGCGGAACGAGCAGCGCTGGATTCGGCGCGTGCTGGAATCCATCCGAAATCTCTGTGACGAAATCTTCGTCCTTGACGATCACTCGACCGATGGCACGGCCGACATCTGCGAGCAATTCGGATGCACGGTATACCGGTCTCAATTTAGCGGAATCGACGAAAGTAGAGATAAGGACTTTATTCTTTCGAAGATAGTCGATGCGATCCCGGTGGCACACCGACACTTCATCATGGGGAATCCATCGTCGCCGTATTGGGCGTTGGCGATTGATGGCGATGAGGAGCTGGTCAAGGATGACGCCGCGATCATCCGGCAGGCGATCATGCAACCGAACATTCATGCCTATCATCTTCGCATCCCGTTTCTCTGGAATGATCCGGAGCATATCCGGATAGATCGGGTCTACCGGAACTTCGAACGGGTCGGGCGCCCATCTTTATTCCGGCTGATGAATCAGTCCTTTCGCTTTCTGCGGACGCCTTTCGGCAACGGCGCAAACTTCCATTGCTCATCGATCCCGCAGGAAATGCTACATCACGCGAAGCCGTGTGCGGCCCGTTTGATGCATTGGGGCTACATGAACCGGGAAGACCGGATCAGAAAATTCTATTGGTACAACACGGTTGACCCGATGAACACAGCGGAAGACTGTTACCGTCACATGGTCCTCGGCGACCTTCCGGAATACCCGGCAAACATGCAGTGTAAACATGCAGGCCCGCTGCAACTGGAGGCGATCCAATGGCAGGCGTCCTAACTCTCACCGGCAGTCCGGTGACCTATACGGAATTACTCACCGCCTCCGAGGTCAAGGATTGGTTACGCGTCCCGGACCCGTCGCCGGCCGACGCGGCATTTGACGCGGAAATTGAGGCACTCATTCAGGCGGCCCGCGAGCAGGCGGAATACCACCAGAACAAAGACATAGTTCCCAAGCAACGGGATCTCCTGCTTGACGGATTCCCTGGCGGTTCGATTGAGCTTCGCCAGCCGCTCGTATCCGTAGAGCTTGTGACTTACAAGGACTCGGACGGTACGACCACAACGCTGACGGAAAACACCGACTACATTGTGGACCTCCAACGTGGACTCATCATGCCAGCCTACGGGGAATCGTGGCCGTCATTCACCCCCTGGCCGACGTCCGCCGTGACGGTTCGATTCACCAGCGGCGCCGCGCCGCCGAAACTTATTGAGATCGGGATGCTCTGCTTGATTGAGCACTGGTTCACCGGCAAGGGGCAACTCGGCGACGTGCCCGCTGGGATCATCAACGTTTTCAGGTACGGCGCAAAGGAAAGCGTAGTCTAGTGCCAACCAGGGACACACTTCTCGCCCGCGACCTCCGGCACAAGATTGTCGTGGGCAAGCGAACCATCGGTAGCCAGGATGCCTACGGCAGCGACGTTGTGACCTTCCCAACATTCGGGACATTCTGGGTGGAAGTGACGGCCATGCAAGGGCGGGAGCTGGATGCCGCGATGCAGCGATGGGCCGAAGCGCGATTCAAGATCCGGATGCATTACAACACGTACGGCATCGACCGGGCCGACCGGATCTACTGGGGCACGCGCACGCTGGACATCCTGGACATCGAGGACGCGCTGGGTGATCAGCGATGGCTCGTCGCCTACTGCAAGGAGTTTGTTAAGTAGATGGCAACCGTCGAAACGGAAGCTTTTGACAGAATGGCCGCCTCGCCTACGTTGACGGCGCTCGTTCCAGCCTCCCGAATTAAACCAGAAGAATATCGGAACCAGAATCTTGGGACTCGCTATATTATTTATTTCCCAGCGGCCGAGCGAGCAGTTCGGTTTCATGGCGGACTTTCGCGCGCGCGCCTCTGGGATTTCCAGGTATCGATATTCGCTGAAACCTACCAGAAGGCGAAAGAAATTGCTGCCGCTGCCCGTGATACTCTGGACGGGATCAGCACCAATGGCGTCCATTTTCACTACCGCGGATCTACGCCCGGCGTGGAAGAAGCTGGATCGCCTGTTGTGCATTTAGCACTCGAGTTTTTTGCCGGCGAATCGCTGGCATGACAAGATCCCGGACTGTCGTGAGATAGACCGGTAATTTACACTACTGCCGCGAGGCAGGAGGAGAACAACGATGCCCACTGAAGGACTTCTCGGCGATGGAGTAAAGATCGCCTATTCGGAAACTTCCCCGATGTCCTGGGTCGAGTTACCGCAACTGATGGACCTGCCCAAGCCGCCGTCCCCGACGCCCGATAAGCTAGAGACCACCACACACGGGACGGCGGGCTTCCACACATACGGAACGGGACTGAAGGATGTCCCGGATATCGAGGCCGTATTCCTATTTGACCCGGACAAGGCGATCACGCCCTCGCATGTGGCGATGATAACCCACCGGGACGCAAAGACGATCTTGTGGTTCCGCATTGAAACCCCGTCAAATGTCGGCAAGACGGAATTCATCGCATGGGACTTTCAGGCCCGCGTCCAAGCCGCCGATATCGAAACGCCAAAGGACAATTGGCAACTCATGAATCTGTCGCTGGTTTACGCGGGTGGCTACAGCTTCTACGACACGCCCGCCGCGAGCGCCATCTAGTTATGACTGATCCAGTTCAACCAGTGAGTATTGTTCTATTGGATGGGCAGGAACGAAAGTTCCTGCTCTCCACCGGGGCTATAGGAAGGGTCCGTGAAAAATTGGGGGCCAAGAACCTGAAAGAGATCATGGAGCACGACATCATGATTGTTGGCCCTCCGCTTCTTTGGGAGGCACTTCAGAATAAGGGTGACCTGACTGAAGCTCAGTTTTTCGAGAACCTTCCAGCAGACCTCCCGGTCTTATTGGATGCAGTCATCACGCTCATGGATCGGTCTTACCCGGAAAAAAAACGGAAAGCCGAAGCCATCGTCAATCAGCACCTACAAACGAACCAGACAGTGCAATAGAATTTCTCGCCTGGTGCCACTGGACGGGGGTGCTAAATCGCCCATCGGATGAATTCTGGGAACTATGTCCACGAGCGATATTTGCTTGTATCGAAAAACACACGGAACATGTAATCACACTTCAGCGCGCGGAAAGTCATCGAGTAGCCGCGCTCTGCGCAACAGTTATGAACGCACGTACTGTCTTCGGGAAGGGACGAAGGAAACTCTACAAGACCGCCGACTTTCTTCCCGATGAGAGACAGGAGCGCCGTGCCATTACCGCCAAGCAAGCAATGGCCCGAATGCTCGAATGGGGAGCGTCAATACGGGCGAGTGGGAAATAGATGGCACGCAAGGTCGCATCATTCGAAATCCGAGGCATCAAGGAACTCACTGACCAGTTAAAGGAACTGGACAAGGCCGTCGTCGGGCCGCATATCTACGACGTACTGGGCAAGGCAACGCGGGCGTGGCGACAGCGGTTTATCCAGGAAGCAACGGGCAAGCGATGGCCGAAGCGGGCTATCGCATCGGCGTTTATTTATACGAAGCCCGATCCGCGCGAGCGGGCACGCAAGCGCGCCACTGCGTTATTTGGCATCCGGAAGCGCGGACGGAATAAGGATGCCCCAGGTTATGTCGAATGGGCCGGCGGAACACGCGGTATGTCACTGGCCACGATGTTTGAACTCGGGACTTCGAAAATGTCAGACCGTCCGGCCTTCAAGCCATCCGTCTATGCCAGCCGTGAAACCATGAAAGACATCATCGAGGACGGCGTGTGGGCCATTCTTGAACAGGTTGCCGGGAAGAAGCGGCCAGTTAGCCAGCAAATGCCGGGTATCGGCGGGGAGTTTGACTGATGGCGACACTTTCTGAAATGTTGGTCAAGCTCGGTCTTGACGCCGGGAGTTTTTCCGGCGGCCTTGATATGGCACAGAGCAAGTTGGATTCCTTCGGCTCCTCTGCCCTCAAGGTTGGCGGCGTGCTATCGGCCGCCGTGACGGTTCCCCTGACTGCCCTTGGGGTTGGCGCTATTTCCGCCGCGATGGACCTGGAGGCCCTCCGTAACGGACTCATCGCCATCACCGGTAGCGCGGAAGAGGCGGACCGCCAATTAGTAAATCTGAAGGAAGTCGCCAAGCTGCCGGGGCTCGGCTTCGAAGAGGCGGTTCGGGGCGCAATCAACCTTCAGGCCGTGGGGTTCAGCGCGGACGGCTCGGCGGAAATCCTGAAGGTCTTCGGGAACGCTCTGGCGACGGTCGGACGCGGGCGGGAAGACCTAAATGAAGTGATCCGGCAGCTCGGCCAGCTCGCCAGCCGCGGCAAGGTCACCGCCGACAACTTGAAACCGCTCATCGAGCGGGTCCCGCAGTTGGCGACGGTCATGAAGAGCCTATGGGGAACCATCGACACGGAAGCCCTGCAAAAGAGGGGAGTGGATTCTCAGACCTTCGTAACGATGGTTATGCAGGAATTGGGGAAACTCCCGCCCGTTGTTGGGGGGCTGAGAAACGACTTTGAAAACATGAGCGATACCTGGCGCTTTGCTCTCGGGGATATTGGCAAGGCCATGGCGCCGCTCGTTACCTCATTTGTATCCGTGGCCGTTCCGGCAATTCAGGCGGTTTCCGGGGCGTTCAGTTCAATGAGTCCCACGATGCAAACCGCCGTGATTGTGATTGCCGGGGTAGCCGCCGCTATCGGTCCTTTGCTTCTACTCCTGGGCGGGATGGCCTCTGGGATCAGCATCCTAATCCCAGTATTCACCGGGTTGACTGCTGCGATGGGTGGTGTAAGTGTTGGCATCTTGGGCATTGCCAAGGCCGTCCCGATCGCCGCCGCCGCCTTCGCCGGCTGGAAGCTCGGTGAATGGCTCCAGTCCTTCACCACTGAATACAAGGACGCCGAGACAAAGGTGCAGGCATTGAGCGATTCACTGGCGGCGCAGGGCGTCGTTATCGAAAGGGGCAACAGCAGCTTGAAAGATTGGGCGGCTGAAGTATTCAAAGCCGGCGATGCCC